TTGTGAAAGTAGTCTTGACACTACCTTCATTTCTTGGTTCCATTCCGAATTCGGAATGGAACCAAGAAATGAAGGTAGTGTCAAGACTACTTTCACAACTTGCGAGGGAGGAATAGTACTTAATTCACTACTTGGAGTGCCGCTATGGAAGAGTCATGTCCATATGGCATAGATGCAAGGAGTGCGGCAAGACCATTTCTCGATCACGCACCCACTGTACCAGCTGCACCCTGATCGAGATGGAGCGGCAGCTGCTGAAGCGAGAGCGAATCGAGGCGGCTAGGCAGGCGCGACAACGCTCCGCGTCAGCAGGAAGCGATAGAACCCGCCGCTGTGGACGAACGTAACCACCCGCCACGCCTCCTGGCCGTAGCCGTTGAGGATGCTGGAGACCTGGTAAGGGTCTGCCTCTGCGACCTCGACATACTGATACTCGTACAACCCGGATGCCGGCACCGGTTTGACCATCGCTCTACCCCTATTGCGGCAAGATCCACCACCACATCAGCAGTACAATCACAGCGAGCACAACGGCAATCAGGATCATGTTCTGATGCTGGATCATGTTCTCGGTGAGGTTGTAATGGTCTTTTTGGATTCAAGCTACGTACTATATCTGAGGTTGTAGATGGCGGACCCATGAGTTTCACTGCTTGACGTTGGGCTGCTCGGCGTCCGCAACCATCTTGTGGCTGTTGCCGGTCTTCTGGACTTGCAGCTGCTCGCCCAGCTTCATCAGCAGCGGATTGGCGACGTTCCAGGACGCGTTGGCGATGATCGCCATCACCCGCTGCCACTCCTCCTCTTCGAGTTCGACCTTGAACATCATCGCATCCTCCTGGCGCGAGCCGTGAAGTAGAACAGTCCTGCGGATCCGGTGCCGATGTAGTTGGTGTAGAGGTTGAAGGCCAGCAGCGTCGGCACCGCCACGGTGGCCTGCGCCGGCAGCGAGAAGATGATCGGCCAGTACAGTCCTCCGGAAGCACCACCGGCAGCCGCGATGTCCTCCAGCACCCAGGTGATGATCGGCGTGACGCCGGCCGGCGTGGATTCGACGCTCTGGTACCTGAGGCCGCTCAGCACCTGGGAGCCGGTGGTGGCCACCGGGGCGCAGTAGCACGTCGTCGCATAGTCCCAGTCGCCGGGGGACAGGATCAGGGTCGAGACCGCCTGGACCTGCGACACGTCGGTGAAGTTGCCCTGCACCGTGATTCGCATCACCTCGCCGACCTCGCCGGGCCTGGCGGAGCTGCCGTCGACCACGCCGATGATCGGACCGGTGGTTGCCGGCGGCGGCGGCGGACAGCTGCAGCTCACCGGAGCACAGCTGCAGCCGCAGCTGGTGCATGGTGCAGGCGTGGGCCAGCACTGCTGGCCGCTCTGCCACGTCATTGGATAATTCATGCTGCTGACCTCCTCGGAGCTTTCTCCAGCGCCTCCAGGCGCGATGACAGTTGTTGCACGGACTTGACCAGCGCGCAGATCAGCGGCAGCTCGCGGATCGAGTGGTAGCCGGCGTCGGTCTGCTTGTCGATGAACGCGACCTCGTAGAGGTCCTTGATCTCGTCGGCGATGATGGAGAACGGCCAGTGCTGCTTGACCGGACTGGCATCCCGGCGCTTTTCCGGCTCCGACACCGGCCACGTCAGGTCCAGCTCGTGCACCTTGATCTTGTTGAGCAGCGCCAGGGCGTCGCCGGACGGCTTGATATTGCTCTTCAGCCGGCGGTCGGAGACGGTGTAGGTCCACTGCACGTAGCCGCCGACGGCATCGGAAAGTGCCACTGCGGTGCCGGAACCGTTGCCGTAGATGTTATAGAACGCAACCGACCCGCCGTTACCGGTGCTGACGGCATTGGCGGCGTAGGCTCCGTTCAAGCTGATGGAGAAACCGCGATAACCACTAACGTAATCCAGCAAGAGATAGCGTCCGGTGCTTCCTGCGGAAATGCCGTATTGGGCGATAATCGGGTTATTGAGTGTTATGACACCGCTGCTGCGGTTGATGGCAAGCGGGGTGTCGATCTGCGTCCCGGCATCGTTGTAGCGGTAGAGGTAGAAGTTGGAGCCGGCGTTGCTGCCAGTCTCATTTTCCCCGCTTCCCAGATATAATGCCCAGCGCGGATGTGCCACATCGTTTTCACAACCGGTCACCCCTGCCGCTGCCGTACCGGTCTTGATGAGGTATAGCGCGGCGGCCGAGGGCGATACTCCGGTAATCGTGACGGCACTGGTGCCGGCGGCCGTGTTGGTGAAGGTGGTCGCCCCGGTCACCGTGCCGCCGGTCAGCGCCAGGTAGCCGGCCTTGACGAACGCGGTGGTGGCGATCTGCGTGGTGTTGGTGCCTGCGGTCGCGGTCGGTGCGGTCGGGGTGCCGGTGAAGTTCGGAGAGGCAATCAATGCGCCGCCGGCGTTGCTGATATCGGCGGCAAGGAAGCTGACTGCGCCGGTGCGGCCGTTGAAGCTCGACACCCCGGCAGTCGAGGCGGCGATCGCGGACTGGACAAATGCCGTGGTGGCTATTGCCGTCGAGCTGTCGGCCGTGAGTGCCGTGGGAGCAGTCGGGGTGCCCGTGAATGCGGGTGACGCCAGCAATGCACCGCCGGCGCCGCTGATGTCGGAGCCCTGCAGGGTGACTGCGCCGCTGCGGCCGTTGAACGTGGTCACGGTCGAGTTCATGGCCCCGACGACGAAGGCGCAGGTGGCGAGCTGGGTGGTGGAGGTGCCTGCCGTGGCGGTCGGCGCGGTCGGCGTGCCGCTGAACGCGGGGGATGCGGTCAGAGCCCCGCCGGCTGCGGTGACATCGGAGGACAGCAGGGTTACGGCGCCGGTCCTGCTGTTGAAGCTGGAGACGCCCACCGTGCCGGCGGCGATGGCGGCCAGCACGAAGGCGGTGGTGGCGATCTGGGTGGTGTTGGTGCCGGCATTGGCGGTCGGCGCGGTCGGGATGCCGGAAAAGTTCGGCGAGGCCGCCAGGGCGCCGCCGGCGCCGGTCAGGTCGCCGGCCTGCAGCGTCACCGCGCCGGCGCGGCCGTTGAACGAGTTGACCAGGACCTGGGCCGACAGCGCGGTGGTGACGAAGGCGGTGGTGGCGATGTTGCCGCTGGAGTTGCCCTGCGCCGGAGTCGGAGCGGTCGGGGTGCCGGTGAAGGCCGGCGACACGATCATGGCGCCGCCGACCGCCGAGACATCGTTGGCGACCAGGTTGACGGCGCCGACCCGGCCGTTGAACGAGTTGACGCCGGGGGTGATGGCGTTGACCGCAGCGGTGACGAAGGCGGTGGTGGCGATCTTCTGGCTGTTGTCGCCGACGGTGGGGGTCGGCGAGGTCGGCGTGCCGGTGAAATTCGGCGAGGCCAGCAGGGCGCCGCCGACTGCGGTGAGGTCGGCGGTCTGCAGCACCACGGCGCCGGTGCGGGCATTGAAGCTGACGACGCTGGCACCAACCGCCGTGGCGACGAAGGCGGTGGTGGCGATCGAGGTGTCGTTGTCGCCCTGCGCCGCCGTCGGCGCGGTCGGGTTGCCGGTGAAGGCCGGGGAAGCCAGCACGGCGCCGCCGGCGCCGGTGATGTCGGCGGCATTCATCACCACGTTGCCGCTGCGGGTATTCCAGGTCGAGACGCCGGCCACCGAGCCGGCGATCGCGGACATCACGAACGAGGTGGTGGCGACCTGGCCGGAGTTGTTGCCGGCCGCCGCGGTCGGCGCGGTCGGCACCCCGGTGAAGTTCGGCGAGTCGATCGGGGCGTAGGTCTGGCCGGCGAACGAGGCCGTGACGAACTGGCTGCTCAAGTTCGAGATGTCGTCGTAGACCGCATCGATCCGCCAGCTCACCCATTCGGTGGTGGCGATGCGGTTCGACACGTCGCTGGGCGGCGGGGACGGCGCGGTCGGGGTGCCCTTGAGCTGGGTGTTGCAGGTGACGGTTGCGAACACATCCCAGACGAACTTGGTGTTGGCGATCAGGCCCGAATAGTCTTTGACACCGGCGATCGCAGGGGTGGTCGGGTAGCCGGTGAAATGCGGCGAGTTGAGCGAGGCACCGCCGACCGAGGCGATGTCGTAGGCGTTGAGGTAGACATCGCCGCCCCGGCCATTGAAGCTGCGCACGGTGTTGGCGACCACGTATTGCCGGGTGGCGACCTCCATCGGGGCGACCGGGTTGCGGCCGACCGTCAGGGTCTCATGCGCCAGCGCCGCCCCGCTCGGGGCGATGGTCAGGACCGGATAGCCGCCGGATGTGAAGTTGAAGCCGCCGGGGGAATCGATCGAGCCGGCTCCGCTCAGCGTCAGGCTGCCGGCAAGTATTTGCGGTGCGGTCAGGGGTCCGGCGACCGTGAGGCTGCCGCCGATGGCGGTAGGACCACCGAATAAACCCACGGCGAGGCCGCCAGGCGTGGTGTAGGCGTATGGGCCTCCGAGGCCACCATCCTGCAGCAGGATCGCATCAGTGGGCCCCGCTGCGGCTTTGAGGGGGTACTGGGCGATCTGCCTGACGTTCAGCACCATGTCGTTCACGGCAGAGGCTCCTGTTCTCAAGGCCCACTGGGCGGAGCCGGGACGGCACTGATGTTGAGCAGGCTCTGGTACTGCTGCAGCAGCGTGGTCTGGGTGCGCAGGATCAGGGTCTGGGCCTGCTGGATCGACATCAGGGTCGGAGAATCGACCTGGGTCGGCCAGTTCGATGGCCCGCCTCCAGGCGTGATGGTGATGGCGGCATTGCCGGCGGTGGAAGCCTGGTTGAGCAAATAGGTGCCGTCGGTGCCGGTGGTGCCGGTGCTCTGGCCGATGATGGTGGTCGGCGGGTTCACGGTCACCCCGGTGCCGGTCACCGTGGCGCCGATCTTGACCGGGCCGTTGGTGACGCCGGTCAGCGCCAGCTGGGTGCCGGTCGCGGTGCCGGTCGCGGTGGTCGGCGTGGTGGCCTGCACCTTGTTGAGGTTACTCTGGTAGGCATCGATCAGGGCGGCCTGGTCGCGCATCACGATGGCCTGGTCCTTGTTGATGCCGGTGAGGCCGGTGGCGTCGCCGGGGACCGGCCAGACCGCTGTCGCCTGCGGAGTGACTTGCAGCATGGATCGCTCCTAGCTGGTCTGCGCACACAGGCACAAGGTCGTGCGAGGCCATGAATTGCCGTCGGTGTCGATGACTGTCCAGGTCAGCCGGTAGTCCTTGCCTTCAACGCCTCCCGTGAGCCGACAATACACCGTTCTGCCGGACACCGTCACGGGGCTCGCAGTCCAGTCGGTGTCGGCCGACGAGTATGGGTAGGTGTTGAGGAAGATGTGAAGCGTGCCGGATGTGATGCCGACACCTGGGGGAATCACGTAGCTGTAGTCGAGACCGAAATTGCACGACTCGCCGGGAGGATGCTCCGGGGAATAGCGGCGCGATAATGCCATCACAACCTCCGGGTGTCGGTGGTGCGGTCGGCGGTCAACATCCTGTGCACCCATGCGGCGCCGGCAAAGCCGATCAGGTTGACTTGCGGATCACCGGCGAAGGCTGCGGGCGGACCGTTGATGATCTCTGCTCGTTGCAGTTGAACGGGACCAGCTTTATTCAGGGGGAGTGCGAACAGTACGCGTGAGCGGCCCAGAGGGCCTGCAATTCCCGGTTGAGTTTTGTCGGGGCTCCGGACGATCGCTTCGTTGGAAACCAGAACTGTTGGACGCGGTGACGGCTGGTTGAGGGAGGCTGTCATAATTAAGTTCAGCGTTTCTGCTTGCGATGGTTCGAGCCAAGGCGTAGCTTCATCGTTTGTACGTCGAGCAGTGCAGCAGATGTGCAATGGCCCCGGCCGTTGAAGCGACCGGGGCCAGTTTAGATGGACACGCGCCCTCCCTTCAAGAATGCGCGGACCTTAGACCCTCGGTGAAGAAGGTTCCTTGCAATGAAAAAGTTATCCACATGGTTCCCGGTTGACAAGGATTTTTACTTTTATTGGGCAGGGGGTGCGCCATGACCCCCGGCGACCTGTTCACCGTCACCCACTTCTCGGACCATGGCGCCCGCTTCAAGACCGAACGGCAGTACTCGCTCTCCTCGCTAGCAGAAACCATCGAGGCGGAGTCGGCCGCAGCCAAGGACCTGCTGCCATGGGTGAAATTCTCCAAATTCGGGATGGCCAAGACCGACAAGGGCAGCCTGCGTCACGACGGCAATTTGACCTCGATCACCGGGGTCGAGGCCGACTATGACGGCGAATCGATGCCGTTCGATGACGCGGTGATGGCGCTGCGCGAACATGCGGTGGCGGCAATCGTCCACACCTCGCCGTCGTACTCCGAGGACAAGCCGCGCTGGCGGGTGCTGTGCCCGTGCTCCAGGGAGCTGGCGCCGGCCGAGAGGTACCGGCTGGTCGCCCGCATCAACGGCATCATGGGCGGGGTGATCGGGCCGGAATCGTTCACGCTGTCGCAGTCGTATCTGTACGGCCACCTGGAGGACCGCCCGTTCAAGGTCGAGGTGGTCGAAGGCCGATGCATCGACGAGGCGGATGATCTCGACGCCAGCGCGATCGGAAAGAGCGGCAGCAAACCGAACGGGACGGGCAATGGACACGACTGGGAGCCGGCAGCCGACATATCGGAACTGTCGCGGCGCATCCTCACCGGGGAAACCCTGCATCCATCCGTGATCTCGATCGCTGGGTCCTACGCCGCACGAGGTGAGAGCCGCAGAGCTTGCCTCGACTACATCGGCCTCGCCTTCACCGCAGCGCACCAGCCCCGCTACGGCGGACGCTGGGACGACGATGTCGTGCGAGCGGTGGACTGGTGTTACGCCAAGGAAGCCAAGAAGACGGAAGCGCCTGTCCCTCTGTCCCAATCTGTCCCTCCGTGGGCATGGGACTCGATCGCCCTGGACGGACTGGAGGTGCCGCAGGCCGAGTGGGCGGTGCATAACCGGATCCCGATGAAGCAGGTCTGCCTGATCTCCGGCCACGGCTCGATCGGCAAGTCGTTGATCGCACTGCACCTTGCTGCGGCGCATTCGGCCGGACGCGACTGGCTGGGTTCGATGCCGGCGCTGGGGGCTTCGTTCTTCATCGATTGCGAGGACGACTTCTCGGAAATCTGGCGCCGGCTGGACGCGATCAGACGGTTCTATGCGGTGACCTATCGCGACTTCATCGACGGCGGGTTGATGATCAAGGCCATGAGCGGCCTCGACTGCGTCATGGCGGTGGTCAATCCCAAGAGCGGCGTGGTGTCGCCGACGCAGTTCTACGCCTCCGTGCTCGAGCAGGCAGGCGATCTGAAGCCGGTCAACATCGTGATCGCCAACGCTTCCAACGTGTTCGCCGGCAACGAAGTCGACAGGAGCCAGGTGCAGCAATTCATCAACCTGATGAAAGGCTTCACCAATGCCAGCGGGGGCGCGGTGACGCTGCTGTCGCATTCCTCGCTGGCCGGGATGTCGACCGAGTCGGGGCTGTCGGGGTCGACGCAGTGGCACAATGCGGTCAGGGCCAGGATGTGGCTGCGCGCGGTCAAGCCGAACGGGGCCGAAACACAGGTTGATTCGGAGCTGCGCGTGCTGGAGTTCAAGAAGAACCAGTACGGCAAGTGCGACGAGGAGGTCACCCTGCGCTGGCGTGACGGAATGCTGCAGCCGCTTCTGGGGCTCGCCGACTACGAACAGGCGGCCAGGGACGCCGAGGCCAAGGATACGTTCCTCATCCTGCTGCGCCGGTTCAAGGCCAGCGGGAACCGGGTCAGCCACCTGAGATCGCCGACCTGGGCGCCATCACGATTCGCCGAACAGGACGAGGCCAGGAACCTCAAACTCGGGATCAAGGAACTGGCGGTCGCCATGGACCGGCTGCTCAAGGACGGGAAAATACGGATCCTGGAGACCGGACCAGCCTCAAAACGCAGGAGCCATCTCGATGTGGATTGACCTTCCAACACCCCTTCCAACACCCCTTCCAACACCCTTCCAACACTGTCCGACCCCCCCTTCCAACACACCCCACCCCCTTTAGGGGGTGTGTGTTGGAAGGAAGGCGTTGGGCATGGAAGACGGTTGGTAGCCTTCGCGTACGGAACTTTAAAATGGAGAGTGCCATGGACGACCTGTTCCCCGAGACGAAGCGCGTCATCCTGACCCATCCGAAGGTGCCGCAGGCACCTGTGGGTCGTACCGGACCTTCACCACCGCCGGCGTCGGCCCTCACGCCGCCGGCCTGCACTGTGCCGACTGCGACCGGTTCCGGGGATGGATGTCCAAGATCGCTTACGAGCACCTCCAGGTGATCCAGGAGAGGGATTGAGCGAGGGATTGAGCGAATGCCAGCGAAACCGAGCCGGCCGCAAAGGAACAAAACCGACATGACGATCCACCCCCACGACCTCGACGACCTCGCCGCCAAGATCACAAAACAGATGACCTGCTTCAGGGGGAACCTGGCCGACGCCATGTTCGCGATCGCCGACGCCCTGGTCGAGGTGGCGGACGAGATCCACAAGCTGGATACGCCGGCGGGGGAGCTCGAGCCGAGGGAGAAGAGCGATGCAGCACAATAGCTACGACCAGTGGCGGATCGCCCATCCGCCGCCTGACCTGCAGGAGCTGGTGACGAGGTGGGGCGACTACTGGAGCATCCCGGACGAGGCGTGGATTAAGTGGCAGGACGCGATGAAGCGGTGGCGGGAGGAAAGGAAGGACCGCTGGCTGGGGTGAAGTGATGAAGTGATGGCATTTCAGCTTTTGGACAGGAGAGCGGGATGAACGAGGGAGAGCGGCACGGACGGCTGGTTGCGGTCAGGGATACCGGAATGAAGGAGAGATATCATTCGTTATGGATCTTCAGGTGCGATTGTGGGGCAGAGAAGTGCTTTAGGGCGGATCGCGTCAGGCGCGGAACAACCAGGTCATGTGGATGCTATCGCCGGGAGGTGTCGGCGGCTCTGATCAAGTCGCTGCATCCGGACAATGCCGGCAAGAAGTATGCCTTGAAGCACGGGCTGTCCTACACGAGGGCTGCCGCATCATGGGCGCACATGATGTACAGGTGTAATGACCCGGAACACCCGGCTTACAAGTACTATGGCGCACGCGGCATCAGCGTTTGCGAGCGATGGCATTCGCTGGAGAATTTCTATGCCGACATGGGCGAGAGGCCGGTCGGACTGACTATCGAGCGGATCAACAACGACGGCAACTATGAGCCCGGTAACTGCAAATGGGCGACGCGAAAAGAGCAGATGCAGAACCGCAGATTCCCGAAGACGTACCGGAAAAAGTCTAAAAATTTTCTGCCACAATTGCTGTAAAAAAAGTTGGGAAACAAAGCGCATTGGGGCGGAAGCGAAGTCGAGCGCAGAGGGCAGGAGCCGTTAGGAATTTATTCCTATTCGGCTTTCCCGAAACGAGGAATGCGGTCCTAGGCGTTTAGTCCTATTCGGATTATCGGAAAATGGGATGAAAAAAAATGGAATGGGAATTTTTAAAAAAGAACAAAACGTAAACACGTTATAACGTGTAATTTTTTGACAAGAGTTCAGAGGAGGTAAACGTCATGAAGCTCTATCCATTCTACGAATGTGTCGACTACGCCGAGACGCTGCTGAGCCGTGGCAGTACTGTGTGGCAGCAGTTCAATTGTTCCTCTTGCGGAACTAAGCAGACCGTGCCGGACAAGAACGTGTTCTACAAGCATGGCAAGTGCGAGGAGTGCGGGGTGGAGACCGACATCGAGAAGGACGGCTGTAATTATATGATGATAATATAGGACGAGTGCCCCGTGGAGCTGTGGTCGGCAAAGCTATGTGGGAGCTGCTCGTCCTGGTGATGCTGGACGGTCGTGAGGCTTACGTGAACCCACGCCAGATCATCAGCATCGTCGAAGCCAAGGATGCCGACGACAAAGGCAACCACTACACCAATCGCGTCAAGTGCGTGGTGACGACGGTGGACGGCGCCAAGATCACCACCGAGGAGGAATGCGACAGCATCAGCCAGCGCCTGATGGAGCTGGCCGAGAAACGTCTCAAGGAGATGCGCAAATGAACGAAGACAGGCGTTTGACGCAGCAGGGAGCCGAACTGATCAAGCACTTCGAGGGTTGCTTGAAGAAGCGCGGCGACAAGTACCACGCCTACGAGTGCCCAGCCGGCGTCCTCACCATCGGGTGGGGGCATACCAACCACCACGGGCGGAAATTCAATGCCGATGCAAAGTGGAGTCTGGCGGAATGTAACGAGGCTGCTCGCGAGGACATGGAGACTTTTGAAATGGCAGTTCGTCGCCTGGTCACGGTCCCCCTTGCGTATCACGAGTTCGATGCTCTCGTGTCGTTTGTTTACAATGTTGGCGAGGGCAATTTCAAAAAATCGACGCTGCTCAAGAAGGTGAACGCCGGTGATTTCGAGGGTGCCGCACGGGAGTTCAAGCGCTGGAACAAGGCCAACGGCAAGGTGCTTGCCGGCCTGACGCGGCGCCGCGAATCCGAGAGCTTGATGTTTCAGAACATCCAGGACCTCGATTATGACGGCACTCCCGACGAAAGGCCGGATCCGATGCCGCAGGCCGTGGACGAGCCGGAGGAATAGCCATGACCGGCGTGATCGGAACGTTGATCGGGATCATTATTGTTCTGATCATTCTCGGTGTGGTGTGGTGGGCGATTCAGCAGCTCTTGCCGCTGATTCCATTGGCAGAGCCGTTCGCCACCATCATCAGGGTGTTGATGACGGTGATTCTGGTGCTGGTTGTCCTGTGGATTATCTTGACGCTGCTGGGTGTGGCCGGGGTCCATGTCCCCGGCCCGTTTCGCTTCTGACGAGGTTGGGCCACTGCCGCCATATCCTCCGGCTCCTCCGTCGATCTGCAAGGGGTGTTAGCGCCAAGCTGGCAGCTGGCCCCGGATGTCGGCGGCGCTGTACCCGGTCAGGGTCGCCAGCTTCTTTGAAATCTTGACGCTGGGGCGGGCCATGCCGTTGAGCCAGCCGTAGTACGCCTGCCGGGTCACGCCCAGGCGCTTGGCCTTCTCCGCGACCGGGAGGTCCGGATACACCTTGTCCAGCACCACCGACATCGGCAGCTTGAGCCGTTCGCGCATCTTGTGGGCGTACTGCAGCGTGCTCGTGTCGGGCTCCAGCTCGATCAGGCGCTCGATCAGCTTCAGCGCTTCCTTCTGTCGTTCGACAAGATTTTCCATTTTTATAATCATTTCCGCTTGACGTTGGTGGACAAGTATATTTAGTAGACAAATGGCGAAAACGCCAGACGATATTAACCCAGGACAATGACGAAAGACGAAATCATGAATGAAATCACAACCATCAAGCATAACGTTCCCGCCATCCAGGAAGCCAATGCAATCGGGAGTGCCGCATCCGAGGACGGCGGGTTCGAGGCCCTGCTCAAGTTCAAGAAGGGTGAATACAGCTTGAGCGGGGAAGTGGTGCCGTTGGGTACCCGGTACATCGCTCACTGCATCGGCTGGACACGATGCTGGATCAAGTTCGAGAAACAACAGGTGGTAGAACGCCGGATGTACCGGGTTGCCGACGGCAAGCAGCCGCCGGACCGATCCGAATTGGACTGCCTCGACAAGTCTACTTGGCCCTTTGGTCCGACCAATCAGCCGTCCGACCCGTGGGTCTATCAGTACCTGTTGCCGATGGAGAACGAGGAGACCGGTGACATCTGCATCTTCGTCACCTCCTCGATCGGCGGCAAGCGCGGCGTGTCAGACCTCTGCAAGGGCTACTCGCGCCGGGTCGCCCGCACCGGTATCGCCGCGCAGCCGATCGTCCAACTTGCGATGGCGAAGATGCCGACCAAGATGTACGGCGATGTGCCACGGCCGGCGTTCGATATCGTTGGATGGACCGGGGCCGAGGCCGAGGCCATCCGTGACATCAAGCCGCAAAGCATCCGAGAAGAAATCAACGATGATATCCCTTTCTGATCCCGACATGACACTGACCTTGCCCAAACTATTGCTGGCAGTCCTCGGACTGTCAGCACTTCTAGCAATGATCGCGATTGTCCTGATCCGGATTCCGGACGATACGCAAGCGAGCCTATCCGAGGTGGGTAGCAGCCGGCAGGATGCTGGAGCTGACGGCCAAGTACGAGATCGAGACGATGGCAGAGATCGTCGAGGATTATGAAAGATTGATGGTTGTTGAAAGGGAAGTGGATGAAGAAGGAAAACAGCAAGACTCTTCGGCCCAAACTGAAGCATCCCAGGGATGAAGGCGTCGCCTATTGCGAGGCGCAGCCCAATCTGATCGTGGCTGCGGTCTGGAGCGAGGCGCAGATCCATTACGCCAAGCGCGAGGATCAGGTCGAGTTCGTCAACGGCTACATCGACGCCAGAAGGCGCATGGACGAGAATCGCAGAGATGGATGATCAACCGCTTTTGCCGTTCGGGCCGGGACCTCCACCTCCACCACCTCCGGAGGATCCGCCGGAATACCCGACAGGCATTCCACGAGATGTGCTGCTGCTGTTTGAGCAGCTTGCAATGCAACTCTCAGCCAATGGATGGAGTCACTATTCATCTGATGCGATCCTGCATCGCATTCGATGGCACTACCATGTCGAACGCGACATGCGTGATTTCAAATGCAACAACAACTGGACCTCGAAGATGGCACGATGGTTCATCAAGCGACATCCCTTGATGGAAGCATTTTTCGAATTGAGGTCTTCGCCGGGTACCGTCCCTGGTGCTGGCGATGGAGAGGACTAATGAACATTCACCGCATTGAGCAGGGCACCCCGGAGTGGAAGGCAGTGCGCCTGGGCATACCGACCGCGAGCTGGTTCCACTGTCTAATCACGCCGGCCGGCCGCCCCAGCGAGAACCGCGAGCGCAAGAAATACCTGTACCGGCTGGTGGCAGAACGCATCCTCAAGCAGCCGATGCCGGACTCCTTCGTCAACTCTTGGATGGAGCGGGGCAACGATCTGGAGGAGCCAGCAGCTAAAGAGCTGGCAACTATGTTGGGTGTGGAATTGCTGCCGGGAGGGTTCATAACCGATGATAGAGGATTGGTTGGTTGTTCTCCTGATCGACTGATCGCAAATTCAAATGAAGCGGTCGAGATCAAGGTGCCGACCCCGTGGGTCCATATCGGCAACATGCTGGACGGACCCAATGGCGGCTTGCGCGACACCCACACCCCCGACAAGTACCGAGCCCAGGTGCAGGGTCAGATACTGATCGGATCCTTTCATGCGGTACATTTCTGGTCCTGGAATTATGGGTTGCCTCCGGTATACGTAAAGACAGAACCGGATTGGCGCTTCCTGACTTCGTTGGAAGTTCAAATATCTCTGTTCTTGGAGGAGTTGGACGAGACTGAGGCCAAGGTCCGCAAGATGGGCCCGACAGCTGAATTAGCTGAGCCGCCATTGCCGGGTCATTTCCCATGGTGATGATATGACCGAGATGCACCTGAATCTGCACCCGGCGCTGGTTGCCGCGTTACAGGGTCTGGCGGATCACGAGAAGTGTTCGCTCGACGAGCTGGTGGTCAGGTTGATCCGGGACGGCCTGACCGTCAGACTGAAAATCAGTGAAATTAGCGTTCTGAGACAGCATATAAAAAAAGATGAATGATTTCAATGGGTTATGATATGCGAACGAATATTTCAAGAAACTGTGTAACTTATTGATATCGTTTAAGAATTAAAAATGTTGCAGTGCGTAATGTTTGAGCTGAGCTAAAAAACCCGTATGGATTTACGGCCAACTCGACGTGAATGGCCGTCGTAGAAAAAAAGTGTAATGATTTCAAAGGTGGACTATGGACACTATCCACGTCGTACTGGGGGCGGTGAGTTCAGGCCGCTTCCGCTATACCATTGAGACCGTTGGAACCAGGCTCGCCACCCCCTACAAGGGGCTCTCGGCGATGCCTCTGCTGGACGCCTGCCAGGTCCTGACCAAGTTTGCGGCGGCAGACGCCGATGCGGTGGTCCGGCTGTACCGTCAGGGCTGCGATACCTTCCTGCAGCAGACCACCATCGATTACATGATCAAGCACGCAGCCGGGGTACCAACGGATCTACATAGCGGTTTGCCGGGGCTCCAGAGGGGGGTGGATGCGTTAAAGCCACTGATGGCTAGTGGAGTAGCGGAGGAGTCGGAAAACGCACCAGCGGCCTCCGTAAGCGATCCTAGGGCCTATAAGGGTTCTACTTCCTCGCCGTCAGCCAGATCATCGGCAAAACCACCACCACGGCATAAACGGCAAGTGTCGCCAGCCGGTAAGGATCCGGCTGAGCCAAAGCCAGCCAGGCCAAAACGCTCGCCCCGCAAACCGAAACCAGCAAAATCAGCCGCACCGCCAGCACGACGGTCAGGACGTTGATCGCCCCCAGCACCCCGGCCTTCCAGGCTGCCCGGTGCAGGATCTCAGCCGGCGCCGTTGTCGTCGTCGTTGATGTCGCCGAATCCGATGGCGTCGAGGTCGATCTCGTCGTCGCTTCCAGCGGCGGCTGCTGCGGCTCGGGCAGTTGCCTTTCGCCGACGAGCGTCATGGGCCTGGAACGCCCCGGCGTATTTGCGGACAGCACTTCCGGTGGTGGATTCATCCTTTTCACCTTTCAGCCGCATGGTCATGAACACGGTCTGGATGCGGGCGATCGCGATCATCGCCGCAATCCGCTCCTTCAGGGTGACCTTCTCGCCCGAGTGCTCCAGCTGCCCGAGCAGCTCGGAGACCTGGTTGTAGAGGCGGGCGTTAATGTTCAGTGGATCTAGGTTCATTGCACAGCCTCCTTGATGCCGCTGGCTACGTCGCCGCCCATCTCGCCGACGGCCTGGGCTGCTTCACCGGCGTCCTTGCCGCCAAGATAGCCCATGGCGGCTGGCGGGATGGCGGCGACCACCCGACCGGACCAGTCGATCAGGGTAGACCCCGCCAACCTGAGTGGCCGGCCTCCGGGCGAATGGTACCACGTCAGAAGAGGGATGATGCTGTAGGCGGCTTCGTTCGGGATCCCGGCCGCTTTCAGGGCGTGGTAGGCCGGGTAGGCGACTATGGCCGGCAGCGCATGTGCGCCCCAGTAGCGGCCGGCTGGACCGCTGGCTAGGGCACCGAGACCCCTTACGGCCGGACCAAGGACAGCGCCTCCGATGGCTCCGGTCTTGGGGTCATCAGGGTTACCGATGGCGCCGCCGATCGCGCCCTGGCCGGCCGCGTCGACTGCTTTGCCGGCAGCCATGATCGGACGGGTCCACCGGCTGAATGCCGGCAGATATCTTGAAGCCATGGTTGCAACCTTGGCGCCGCCCAGCTCGGGAGCCAGTAGTGATGATCCGAGCAGTCCTGCGCCGTAACCGACGCTTTCCATCTTGGAATTGGACGGCGAGCCGGCGAACTCCTCCATGGTACGGATGGCGCTGTCGGCTGCGGGGTGCGCCTTGCGTGTTTTAGCGGCCCATTCGCCCAGGCTTGGCAACATTGTGCCGGCGAGTCTGGAAAGACCAATCGGGATTGAGGCCAGTGCCTTGCTCGCGCCTACGGTGGCTCGGATCGTCCAGTCGTCGTTGTAGAGCTTGCGGCGGTACTCGTCCTTGTCGAACGTCTTCGGCATTTGAGGGCCGAACGTGGACGGTTTGTTGCCGGTGTCCGCACTGGCAGGTTTGGGGCCGAATGAAGTGGCCGGTGGCGGGGTTGCCGTGGGAGGCTCCGCAGGAGGCTTCGGCTTCTTCAGGTCTACGCCGCGCGAGGCCAGGAATTTGTCGGGATCGAAATCGTCTGCCATCAGGGTACGAGCCCCATCTGTTCGCGGATCGCCTGGGCGCGAGGGTCGTCCGGATTGTCGTGCAGCCAGCGCCGTGCGCCGTCAACCTGTGCTCGCGTCATCGGCTCCCAGTCCTGGCCTTCCTTCATCCATGACGGGCGTGTCTCCGGCTTGGACCTGCCGACGCCCTTGAGAATGTCTGGCGCATCCTTCGGTACCTGGCCGGTGTAGGGGTTCATGCGCAGCATCGAATCCAGCATGTTGTAGTTATGCGGTGCAAATCCCGGCGCGTGACGGCTTTGTCCGGTTTCGGTCCGCCACTGCTCGTCGACGTTATGGATGTAGGAGAACGAGGTCCTGAGGTCGGTCAGGAGCTGGGTTCTGATCTGGGCCGGTGATCCCGACGCGGCCATGTGCTTGATCAGGTCGTTGACCAGGGTGACGCGCGGCGTTCCCGAACCCATCGACACCGCCACCGCGTCGGTCGCGAACATCCGCAATGCGCTGTAGAGCTGGGCGTATTTGGGATCTCCCGTGTAGTATTCGGCACCGAAGCTTTCGATGACCCGCTTTGGGATCTTGTCGGTCTCGCTCATGTCCTTCAACGCGTTGAGCACGCTGAGAGCCGCGATCGGCAGTGTCGCGGTGCGGCTCATGACCTGGCCCTCCTTGGTGTTGGGGTCACGGTACTTCTGCGCGATCTGGTAGAAGCCCTCCTTGTAGTTGGGGTCGACCTGGGATGCGAGCCGGGTACCGATACCGCGCATCTTGCCGAGCGAGACCGGGTTGACGGTGTAGTTGCGCAGGCCGTCGACGGCGTCGGCGATTACCGGGCTGATCTCCCGCATCTTGTCCAGTTTCTCCTGCGGCGACATCTCGCGGTTGGCGGCGATGTCGTTGATGCGCGCGCCCATCTCGCCGGCAGCCGTGACGACGTTGTCGTACTTCCTCGGCGCCATCTTGCCGGCCTGGGTCGGGGTCAGGCCCCTGACGGTGCCGTCCTGCAGCAGCTCGCGGGCGGCCTCCATGCCGGACTTCGACAGGTTGTTGCGTTTGGCGATGTCATAGGTTGGATCGTTCGGGTCGACGGATTCGCCGCCTGCAGTCGGTGAGTGGGCGGCGCCGGCGGCAGCCGCAGCATCTGGGCCACGGAACGGCAATGGGCGCTGTCCGGGGATGGCGCCGCCGCGAACGTCGGTGCCGTCGCCCCATTCCTTGTCGAGGTCGGTGTCTTCACTGAGACCGGCCTCTTTCTTGCGGCGGCGATCGCTGGCGCGCAGGGAGGCGTTACCGCTCTCCAGGTCCCTGATCCAGGCGTCCTCCGAATCGAGGTAGCGTTCGACCGCGCCCATGCCCTGGTTGGTGAGCATGTTGTCGAGGTTCTGGTGTCGGTACTTCTGGTTCAGGTTCCTGATCTCGTCGTTGGCCTCCTCCTCGTTCAAGTCCCCCAGCTGGTAGCGTTTGAAGATGGACTTGTAGTCCATCATCATCAGCTTGTGCGCTTCCTGGGCGTCGTCGGCCGCATCCAGCATCTGCTGCCGCTTCAGCTCGTACTGCTGGGTGTTCATCTTCATCTCGGCCATCTGGTTGGCGATGGCGTGAGCTTGTGATTTTCCGAACCCTTTCGAGAATGCGCCGCCGCCGTAATAGTCCATGACCGGGCCCAGCATCTTGTCGATCGACAGCGCGATCGAACCGACCACCGAGGCGGGACCGGCGACTGCCGGAGCCGAGTAGGTCGCCAGCTTGCGGCCAGCGTCAGCCAGCTCCCTGTAGGATTCGCTCGGCGCTGGCATATGGCTGGTGCGAACGATCTCCGGGTTGTGCTTGACCGACTCGATCGGCCACCACGGCTTGGCCCATTCATCGACGCCGCGCGTGGAGTTTTTCTTGAAGCGCTGGAATCCCTGGGCGGGTTGCGGCAAGGGCCATCCTGCGGCGGCGACCTTGGTAGCGCCAGGTTGGGCTGCGGCAGGTGGCTGCGGTTGGGGCTGCGGCTGTGGTTGTGGCGGATCATTCGGGCCACGCCTGACGACAGATGGATCAGAGAACGGTGCTTCGCCAGGTTTGGGTGTTTGGGAATTTGGGAGAGGCACTGGCGGCCGGTACGGAGGATTTTGATATGGCTGCTGCGGCGCGAAGGCAGCCCGCGCCGCCGAGAGCAAATTGCCGAGGTCACGGGTCAGGTTGAAGTCGAGACGGGGCGGCGGGTTCACCGCGCCGAACGGTTTGTTGTATTGCGACCAGTCGGCTCCGGGAGGGACTACCTGCGGTTCGTTGGTGTCGGTGTCGCTCATTGCCGTTCGTCCTCGTACTCTCCAGGTTTTATCTCGCGGTTACTGCCCCAGGTTCATTGCGGTCTGGATGTCCTGTTCGCGGATCGGACCTGCCGCCGTGTTCGCAACGACGGGATTGGTGTCCTTCAGCTCGCCGAACGGCTTGTTGTATTGCGACCAGTCTACGCCGTCCTGGCTAAGCTCTTTTTTTTTACGTTTGGCGTCTCGACGCTGCTCTGGTCGCCGGGAATTGGCTGCGGTGCGTTTTGCGGATTACGGGCTCGAGCCCGGTCGTAGTTACGGTTGAAGCGGTCACGCCACATCTGCTTGAACTGGCCCACGGTGACCTGCTCGGCCGGGATGCCGCGCAATGGGCTGTCGCCGGGGATGTTGTCACGGATCGCTCTGACCGCCGTGGCTGGATCGTAGAATCTTCGCAGCACCTGCCATGCCGGAGCGTTGGGGTTGGCGGTGAGCAAGGCCGGTCCTCCTCCCCGTCCCTGCTGGTGCGTCAGGTAGGATTCCCAGGGCTCCGGTTCGCGGCCCAGTGCATTGTGCAGGATGCCGCGATGATGCTCGTATTCGCGGTGCAGCGCCTGCCGCTGGGCAGCCGGGTCATTACGGTTGCGGGCGTTGAGCCCGTACATCCGCTCTTCGGTGGGCCCGAACTGGCCGAGGCCACGATTGCTGCCGGTCTGGTTGTTGGGATTGTTGCCGCTTTCGATCTGGAACACCGAGGCGACGTAGGACTGCGGCGAGAAGCCGGCCGGATCACCTTGGGCTGGTGCCTGGGGTGCGGCAGGAGCTGCCGTGCGACCCTCAAGATAATCGCGCATCGCCTGGTTCGGATCGATCGCGAACGGGTTGGCCGGTGCAGACCTAGGGGCTGGGGGCAACGAAGGAACCGCACCGGCCACTCCGGCCGGTGGCGGGCCAGCCGGAGGTGGGTAGTTGGCGGCAGCATTGGCGGAGGCTTGCCCCATCTGGCTGCCGGACAACAGATTGTACAGCCATTGCAGCACCTGGATCGACGGCACGGCAGTGGGTGCGATGGGTGCTGGTGCCAGCGATGGGGTGACCTGGTTGGCCGCAGCAGCAGGGGGATCCGGGGTGGGGGGAGCTGCTGCGGCCTGTACCGGTGGCAGGCCGGTGTTGGCCGCACCTGGAGTGGCAGCCGCTGCTTCAACAGGGTCCTGATTTGCTTGTTCCGGACGACGGCGCGGTAGCGGGACCGGTTCCTGGGCTTGCGGCAGTGGGTTCTGCGGAGTTCCGGGTGCCTGTGGTTCTGCGACCTGGGGAGCCACGTTTTGTGGGGGTGCCGGAGGCACCATCTGCTGCTGGTGTTCGGGCTGGATCCAACCAGGACCTTTCTGCTGGTTGCCGCCGAGCAGCTTGGAGACATTCTGCAGGCCCTTGGCCAATTCGGCCATCGGCTTGTTCTGCTGCTGCTGTCTTGGCTCGGTACCGCCGATGCTTTGGTCGGGGGTGACCTGCATCTGGGTAGGGGCGGACGTTTGCTGGGACCCGGACTGGTCGGTGACGAATGGCGTGGTGCCGGGGACCGTGCCCTGGCCCATCATTTGAGATCCGAACGCCGGATCGTAGAACGGGTCGCCGATCACGTCGGCGGGGGAGCGGCTGACATCGGTAGCTGAGTTGGGGTCGCCGAAGTTGAGGACATCGCCGCCACCCATGCCTTGGTTCGACGTGCTACTGCCACCCATCTTTGCACCTATTTGGAAACCGCGTTCAGCAATGATCCGGTCTGACTAAGGAAGTTCTGCGCACCGGCTCCGGCGGTCGAGATTCCCGCCGAGGTGTTCTGCAGTTCTCCCATCAGGCCCTTGAATTGTTCCGGGATGCCGCCGGTGACGCTTGGCATGTGGCCGAGGTCCATCTGCTCCGGGGTCGAGCCGCCCATGCCGAGCTGCTCGTAGCGGTTCTTGGTGATGTCGGTGGCGGCGATTTGGCCCTGGTTCACCGCCAGCTGGGCGAAATCGTTGACGAAGCCGGGTGCGCCTGATTCGCCGAAGTTGCCGAAGACGCTTGATGTGCCGCCGCCGCCCATGGTGTCCTCACTTACGTGTCAGGCTGCCCAGCGCACTGCCGATGCCGCCCGTGAAGTTGCTGGTCTGTGCGTTCTCGAATGCCGCCATCGCCGCCGCATCGGAGATCGAGGTTGTGCCGCGTTCCTTGGCCTCGGCCGCTCGCGCGCCAACGTCCTTCTGGGTCAGGTTGGTCGACATCGGGATCTGCGAGAAGTCAAAGGCGTTCTTGGTGGCGTCCTGGCCGAAGTGATACTGCGCCAGGGTCTGCTGCTCCGGGGTGATGCCGCCTTCCGAGGTGTTCTTCTGGCCTACGCCGCCGCTGCCGACGCCCATGACTTACGACTCCGGTGGGTAACTGAACTCCATCGTGAACCGGGGAGTCATCTCGGTGGCACCCAATCGCTTGGCCATGACGTGCAAGTCGTGTTCGGTGTTGGAAGCCAGCCGCCAGCGGGCACATTTGCGGTGCTTGGCCCATTCGATCGAATCACGCAGCAATTTCATCGACTCCCACATCGCACCATGGTCGGCGCAGATGAAGACGACATTGCATTCGTTCTCGTTCGGGGCCCATGGCAGGCATGACAGCATCGAGATCGCGAACGCGTTCTGGGTCCTGGCCGACCGGAACATCAGTGGCGATTTCAGCACGATGTTCCGGTACCACCCCTCGACGGTGTCGTAGTCATAGTTCGAACCGTAGCGTTTTTTTCCCAAATGAATTAGCCATTGTAAATCATTTTCGGTTGTCAACCAGGGATCGTCTACCAGTATGGGAAAATTACGGGACCCCGCTCCAGCCACCACCACGGGTTCGACGCCGTTATCTGACCCGGACCAGTTCCCGCCGAGGTAGGCGACTGCGTTGGCAGCGGCAGAATGGCTGCGTTCGCTATGAAGTGCTGCTGATGGTTCAGGAAGGTCCACCATGACCGGTTCTCCGGCGATTCACTGACGCCTTCTATCAAAATGCCGGCTTGTTGGATACCGAAGCCCTGATCCTGCGGGTTGGCCTGGACGTAGGTGGCTGAATGGATGCTCAGGGCCAGCGCGGTCATGGCATTGACGGGCGGGTTGACCATGTAGTCGCCGTTGCCGCCATCGGGACCGCTGATCTGGCTGGTGATGGTGGTTGAAACGCCGCTTCCGGTGATGGTGGCGCCGATCTTGTTGCTGATGCGGTCGCTAAGTGCGCTGATCGAGATGATGTTGGTGGTGGTGGCCGGAGCCGTGACGGTCGCATCTCCTGTCCCGGTCACCGTCGAGGCCGGAATGTCGGTCAGGCTGTAGCCGTTGTTGAAATTGGCCGGCAAGTTGGCGTTGAAATCGTTGTGGGCCTGCTGGTGGCGGAAATTCCATGGCCATCCAGGCTCATCGGGGTCGAATACCGGATCCAGGATGTAGGGCAGGGTCGAGAACTGGGTCAGGCGGCCCTGCTCGTTGTGCGGATCGCCCATCACGGCGAAATACTGCCGGTGCTGCATCATGTTCTCGAATCCGAAGATCGGATCGTCGATGTTGAGCAGGACGGCGGCAGGCATCAGGTCTTGCGGATCTGGCGCGACAGTAGCTCGGAGGCTATGACACCGCTTCGATCGCGGCAGGTGCCCATCGGATCGAAATCCCGTGGCGTGATGCGATCCAGACCGAAGTCCGAGCTATTGCCTGGACCTGTGACGCGGCCTTTTGGCCCGACGCCGGGATGCGTGCCGGTGCGCAAAGGCCCGGCGAGTGAGCGACTTGATCTCAGATAGCCGTCCGCCGTCGCGAAAGTCGCCACCGGCTGATCGTCCATTTTCGGTGGCCATGGTCCCTGCCTATATTTCCGCTGAGCCATGCTGAATCTCCCTTTTGTCGCTGGCGCCACGGGTGCGCCGCAGCGCGATGCCCCATTCATCCATGGCGGACATCACATCGTCCAGGCTGTTGCAGACCTTAACCGGAATCCCTGCCGCCGCCAGCTTGGCGTGCATCTCCTTTTGCACTGCCGAGAGGCTGCCGCGCCATGCCTTCAGCTCGATGCAGTAGCAGCGCCCCTGGTGGAAGAACAACAAATCGGGAATCCCCTGCTTCAGTCCGGCGCCCTTGAGCCTCCCTGCGGTGGCGCGGGTCAGAACACCCCAGCCGGCCGGGAAGGTGGTGTACAGCGCAGGAGGCATCAGGGCCCAGTCGAGAAACTGGGCCACTGTAGCGTGCAGCTGAGCTTCGGTCGGTTCAGTCGGGGTGAGCCCGAAGTTGCGACTCACCGCCGGCTGCCCCTGACGGGACCTGTCCGGCCTCCCGGCCTGGGGGACTTGCGCCCCCCTTTGCGGCCTTTTGCCATCACCGCCTCTTGCGTCCTCGCCCGCGCCGGGAATGACCCCGGCCGAGCTGGTTGAAGATCCCGCCGAGCCTGCGTCTGCCTCTGCGGGCCATAGCTAGTATCTCCCGCCGCGTCGCGATTTCCGGTAGCGCTGTTTACCGCCGCCATGGGGGCTGCAAGCCCTGGTCTCCTTGGCGCGGGTTCGCGGTACCGGGACTTCGGTTCGCGGTCGTCGGGTATGCATACGGCCAGCTGGGTCGACGCGGGAGCGCGGGCCAAGGTTCACACCTCTTGCCATCACAATCTCCGCATTCTTCGGGTGCCGAACTTCGGACCCTTGCGATAGGAATTAGGCCGGGGAGCCCAGCGCGGTAAGCGCCAGCCATCCGGCCTCAGTTCTTTCGGCTTCAAAGACCTTCGTAAATTCTTGGTGGCGTTGAGCCCGTGTTGAAGGGGCATGGAACGCTACCTGCGTTTACGAGCCCTGATGCGTTTTGCGCGGCGGGTTTGCTTGAGTCTGTGGGTTCTGCGGCGCGCCATGACTACCTCCGGCGACGACCACGACCACGGCGACCATAACGTCTGCGTCTTGCCATGCTCTTCTCCTCTTATGTGAGTCGGCTGTTCTTGGGTCTGGCACCGGCGTCATGATCCGACGAAAGACTGGAACCGTCAAGCGCCCCACAGCGTGCGTTCTTCGCTCAAGACGTGGATCCGCTCGATGGTGAAGTCGGGCGAGAGCGATTCGAGGTCGATGGCTCCGGCTATTCCCGCGCCCGAGATCGCCTGCGGCTCCATCTGGTAGCGTTTGCCGCCCTGCATCGTGAAGCCAACGTCCTCGACGCCGCCGACGACACCGCCGGCCGAGGAGGTGAAGGTGCCGGTGAATGACACACCGCTGCCGTGGTTGTCGTAGTACTCCATGTACATGCGCTTGAAGTTCTTGATCGTCAGCTGCGACAGCGCGTTGCCGCGCACGTACTTGCTGGAGAATTTCTTGATCAGGAGGGGGTCGGGAGCGGCGAACAGCTGGTAGAGGCTGGTGCCATCGGTGCCGTAGGGCGTGATGATGGAATCCATCTCGAAGGCGCCGATGTTGGTCAGCTCCAGGTTCTGCGAGGCCACCGACCAGAACTGGGTCTCATGCCTGGGGTGCCACATCAGGAGCAGGTTGCGCGTGACACCGAACGGATCGGTGAAGCGGCCATTGCACAGCAGCACCCTGGTGCCGAACATGGTTGCCGGACACATCGTCGGCAGGTAAAGCGAGGTATCCATCGTGTCGTAGAGGTTGGAGAGCTTGAGAGAGATCTCTCGCGCCTCGCCGCCACGGCATTCGAAGATCCCGGCCCCTGTATACATCTGCATATAACGGCCGATGCGGCCAACAGGTCTGGGGAAGCGCTGGCCGACCTGAGGATCGATGTTCTCGTAGTTCATGTTGGTGGTGAACGGGGCTTCCGGCGTGCCCTGGCCCGACAGCTGCACATTGGCGATCAGGTCGATCGAGGAATCGCCGTAGACGTAGAGATAGCCGGCCGAGGCGCACAGGTCCATGTAGCTGTAGGTCAGCTTGTCGCCAAAATAACCGAAAGAACCGCCGCCATCGGCGGTGGAGAAGTCAGCGCCATTCGATGGCGCCGAGAAGCTGATAACGTCCTTGCCGGCGACGAACAACCGCGACTGGTACACCTCCATGGCGTAGATGCCGGGAAGCCCTGACGGCATGGTGAAGGTGGTGCCGGTGGTCTCGGCCGAATCGGTCAGCCAGTCCGGCGCCTGGTCACCCGGTTTCGACAGTGTGGTGCCGTCCCAGGCGTAGAGGCCCTTAGGCGATCCGAACAGCACGCCACCCTGCTGTCCGGCCTGGGAGGCGAAGAACTGCGGCCGCCACACCTTGGCGCTGGCCCAGTACTGCGGAGCGATCGGCTGCCACGCCGCTCCGACATGCCTCACAGCCTTGGTGTCGAGGTCGACCTCGTCGATGGTGCCGTCGGACAGGAACATCCAGCCCAGGCGCCCCGGAGGCGGCTTCTGAAATTGCGGCGTGGTGTTGCCGGTGAAGCCGAAGAAGACGCGCAGGATGCTCGTGCCCGCTGGAGCCGTGTAAATAGCAGGACCATGGCCCCAGCATGACCTAAGGTTGCCGGGCCCCACGGCGAACAGGTTTTCATTCCAGAACTCCTCCTGGTCGTCGATCGATCCGCGCCTGGCCTGCTGGTTCAGGCCCTTCCAGTCGCCAAGCGCAAAATGTTGTGGAGGGTTGTCGCTCTGGATGGCCATCAGGCGCTCCGCATCGTCGCGCCATACGCCGTCTGCAATAGCTGCGGGCACACCACCGATGCGCACATCGGCAGCTCGGAGTTGAACAATACAGCCATGGCTGTCGCGTCCTCGCGGCGTTGCTGCTGCAACAGGCACAGCGTCGCCGCCCAGTACGGGATGGCGTCCTGCCAGGGATATGGGATCGGGTCGTCGTCTCCATCGGTCAGGAGCGGCTGCGGGATCACGGTGAGGTCGACCTCCATCGGCATCGCGGCGGTCGGGATCGGCGCCAGGTAGAGCGAGCCGGTCGGGCCGTGGCCGTACTGCGTCCACCAGCCGGGTTCGCTTATGGTGCCCATGAAAGTGCCGCCGTAGATCCGGAATCGGGCCTGGAAGTCGGTCCAGATGATGCGCCGCCACATCGGCTTCCACGAGCCGCCGACGATCTTGCCCCGGCCGAGGTCGTCCAACTCCCAGTGGCCGCCAATACCGACCGTCAAGCTGCGGCAGGCCAGGATCGACTGCGCTTGCGGCATGATGCCTTGCACCAGCGCCAGCCAGCTGGAGAACGGGTAGACCTCCTGGTTCGGGATGGTCTGGGTGCCTGGGGGCATCACGCGCAAACAGCCGCTCACGGCGGCGATGCGGCGACGCGAGCGGTTGATGTAGTTGGTGATGGTCGGGATCGTGAAGAATTGACCCTGCGTGTCATTGAGCAGGTTCTGGGTTTCGGTGATGTAATTGGCCAGCATGGCCGATCATAACGGTTTACTGGGCTTCGGTCGCCCGTTCGGCTTGCTCTCGACGAAATCCTTCATCGCACCGGCGGCCATGATGACGCGGCCGGCGGACATGGTTCCTGGTGGCGCCCCAGGCGGAACGTTCGGACCCCAGCCATTCAGCACGACGCAGATGGTCGAGGCGGTCGATGGCGGCGTGGTCGGCGGTTTGCCTCCGGTGAAGATGTTGGAAAAGACGATTGGAGGGTGCGGGAAGGTGGTCGTGAACTGTGGAATCCAGCTTGCCGCTGTCGGCGAGGTGGCGCTACCGGTCTTGTACTGGATCAGCGGGAACCCGGCGGTCGAGGGCGGCACCGAGGCCGCCGCCACCACGGGTCCGACCAGTGGACCGACCGGGACCGCGCCGATCGGCGGTGGGGTTGGTGGCGGAAAGTTCGGCACCGGAGGATTGCCGAGTCCGATCACGGGCGGCGGAATCAGTGGCTTGAAAGATGGGAAGAACGACACGGTCGGTCCGACCGTGAAAGTCAGGCTGACGGTGCTGAGCGTGGTGGCCGCGCTGGTCAGGTAGCTGCCGGCACCGCCGATGGTGGTGATTGGGGCCAGTTGCCGGATGATGGTGGTCCCGGCCGGCACGCCTGTGCCTGTGATGGTCGAACCGTTCTGGATGCTGCCGGAAACGCCGGTGACCGCCAGCGTCGTGGTACCACTGGAGGTGCCAATTCCGGTCGCCGGTGTGACGTTGACAAGCGGTTCGACGGTCTCGGACTTGACCGGCTTGATCTCTTCCTTGGTCGCTTCATCCGGCTTGTCTTTGGGGGATTTCGCCATCATCGGCACCCGCACGGTTTAGGCGGACACGTCCTCGGCTGGCTGGACTGCACGCCCCAGATCAGACCGGTGCCGGGAGCCCTGGTCTCGCTCTCATAGGGCCAGGGCTGGCGCGGATACGGAAAGTTGGCGTTTAGTGCGCGCATATAGGGCGCATCCAGCAGATGCGAGCACGGGATGACGTAACGCGGATACGGAGCCGGACAGGCCACTAAAGGCTGTACTGGCCGCGAGAACGGCGGGCAGGCGCAGGGATAACAACTCATGGCTCACCTCATGGAGGCGGCGCGGCTGGGAATCCTGCTTGACCGCCAGTGATACCGGAAATGATAACGCCGGTGCTCGGCTTAGAGCAAACCAGGTTCAGAGCGGTAAGCGAAAGGCCGACGGACGCGATCTGGCCCTGCGGGATGGTAGAATACCACCCAGTCCAAGCAAAATTCGCATCCTCATGTATAACCAATGTGATGTATTTTGAATTGAAGCCAAACGCTGTTCCGACTGGGCAGTTGAGGTCGAAGAAGATCGGTGTATCGCCGAGTAGTAGACCCCTAAATCCCGAGTTGACCGGATCGTCTTTTCCCCATCTGGAGCTTGGGTCATTGTTGTACCGCTCCACTGTCATGAAGTCGGTCAGTAGCGTCGTCCAGTCTTCGACCGACATCACCACGAAATCGAGCGCCTCCCCGCCCGAGTGTTTGACTGCCTTGAGTAGTGTTGGAATGAACGTGGCACGGGTCAGGACGGCGCCGGCTGTCGCGATGGAAAGACCGGCCCAGGTCGGGTAGGTGGCCCTGTCGAGACCTCCGTAAACTCCCGTAGCGCCGTAGGCGTCGTTGAGCGAGAACATCTGCAGCACGTTGGCGGTCGGCGGTCCGAACAACGCTGCCGACAGCGAGTTCAGCGCCGAGTTCTTCAAGTCGTTCAGCTTCAGCATCAACCGCGAGGCCACCGCGATCGCGTCTTGGGTGACGAGCTGCTCCAGGCCGAGTGATGACACCGGGGTCGCCAGTGCGCAGAGGTTGAACTCGGCGTTGACGGTGGCGGCGACATCGGTCGGCAGGTTGAACTGGCCTGCGGGCCCGATCCAGGAAGAGGTGACGTACTGCCCGGTCTGTACCGGCTGGGTGTAGGGGCTGACACCGCCGCTGGCCCTGATGGCGTTCCTCAAGAGCAGCGCCAGCAGCGGGTTCTGCCGGTACAGCAGGTTGACGACGACTTGTGCAAAGACGCGACGAACGGTGGCTTCGAGTTCTAATCCTATTGGCCCAGACGGAATGAGGCCGCTGCCAAGAATCGGCATGATTTAACCCCTGTTGTTCTTGGCACTCTGTTTCGGAAGACTAGAACTTACGCTGCTTGCGCGCCTCGTCGTCACGGCGAATCGCGGTCAGAATCTGCTTGCGGGCCCAGCCTTCAGGATCTGCGGAGACTTCCGCGAATCCTTCCTGCTTGGCGTGGTCCCAGTAGTGGTCGCGGCCCATGTCGGCGTCGGCGTCGCTTTGCTTGGGCTGCTTGGCGACGCGGTAGCCGGCGGCGACCTCGTAATCGCCGATGTTCTTCTCCAGCATGAACTTTTCCAGATCGACCATGCCCTCGTCGGTGAAGCCGTACTCGTTCTGGATCTTGGAGCGAGTTTCGTGGAATTTCCTGTCCTGTTCGGCCTGGGCCTTATTGCGTTCGTGGTCGATGATCAGCTGCTTCTCGCGGTCGATCCGCTGGTTGAGCCGCATCTCGATATCGTAGTCGGGAATCGCGGCTTGCGGATATTTCTCCTTGAACAGGGCCTTGGCTCTGGGCGACAGCGCCGGGTCGTTCCAGATCGGCTCGACCGCGTCGGCGATCTGCTTCTTGCCCTGAAGCATGAAGTACTCTTCGTCGCTGATTTCGCGCGGCATGGCTTGGCCTTAGTTGTTGTTGGTCTTGCCGATCACGTTGGGCTGCAGCGGCACGCCGCCTTCCGGCTTTGGCACCACCTTCGGAATCGCACCCCACTCCGAGACCTCGGACTGGGTGTCGACCTGCAGGATGGTGCGCGGCGGAGTGTCTGGGGGAGTGGTGATCGGCGGGTCGTAGCTGCGGTTCTGCGCCAAGTTGCATTCTCCTATGTCTACAACCGCCTCGACCTTTCATATACCTTTAGTCGCGCGCGGTTTTTTCTACGCCCTACTATGCTCCCGGTAGTGGTGTTGATGGCATTGGGGCAGGACCACCCCTGCCGCCTTGCTGGCCGCCCATCGCCTGCTGCTGCATGATCTTCTGCAAAAGCGCATTTCGGACGGTGTTGCGAAGTAAGTCGCCGAGCTGGGTCTGCTGTACACCTGCCGTGGTGGCGCCCTGGCCGACATGCTTGGACAGCGAGCCCAGCGCCTTTAGCGCATCGCGATGCACCGGGCTGCCGGGAGGAAGACCCGGCAATGCCTGGGTCAGCAGGCTCAAGGCATTCATCACCATGGTCATCGAGGACGCCTGATCGCCAGGGCCGGGAGCCGAAACCTGCGGGCCGGTCTGCCGCCGCGCCAGCGCCGCCAGCATCGGGCCGCCACCCTGCGGGGGGCCTCCTGGTGCGCCCATTCCAGCGGCGTCCGGATCTGGACCGGGCTGGTCGGTGACGCTATCGCCGATGTCGTTTGCCATTGGGCTGGGAAAATAAACCTAAATGCGCCCCGACCGCAACCTACCGCTTGCGGCTTCGTCCACCTTTCGACCGGTTGGGCAGCTGCAGCACGTCGCGGACGATCTCTTCCTTCTTTTCGGCCTCGGCCGCCTCGGCCTGTTTCTTCTGGCGCTGGCGCAAGCGAGACAGCAGTAGTTCGGCACCCGGAGGATGCAGCATGTGGATCAGGTCCTCGGCGTCGATCGCGCCGGCACGGGCCAGTGCAATGGCGACCTGTCGGTTGTCTTCCGCGAATGCCGGCGAGGCCGAGTGGCTGTCGACCTGGACCTGGAAGTCGTCGGGAAATTCCTTCAGCAGGAACTCGGTGCCGTTATCAGTCCGGTAGATGCGCGGGTCCTGGGACTGCATGACGCGGAATGCCAGATAGCCGGATTCGGCGAGCTGACGCTCGACCCTGGCGGCCTGGTCGATCAGCCTCGGGGATGATGTCCTGACCAGGGTCTGGGCGTGAACGCCAGCCCGCACTCCCGGCTCGCCCTGCCCCGACATGATCGGGGAGAATCCGGAAGCCTCTTCGAACAGAGATAGCAGGAATTGCAGCTCCTCCATGTAGCCCTGTGGCGGCGGGTCGAGCAGCTTGGCCGCCTTGGCGTTCGGGTTGGGATCGTTAAGGAAGCCGCCCTCGGAGATGATCTTGAGATACTGCTCCTCGGTGATCGAGGAGAAGCCACTGAACACCTGCGGCGCGTTGACATTGCGGTCCCACATCACCTTGAGGTCGCGCAGGCGTTTGTTGAGCACGTCCTGCAGCATCTGCACGTCAGAGATCAGCGAGCGTCCCCAGAAGTAGCCGGGGGTGACCTGGGGCTGGATCTTGACGAACGAGGAGCGGCCGGGGACGCGCGACAGGTTGCGCCGGGTCAGATCGCCTTCGATGATCACGTCGGGGTAGACCACCTGCATCGTGGTGTAGTCGCCGCCGCGATCGCGGTCCTTGATCCACAGCTCGCAGAACTTGACGGTTGGAGAGATGCGCCGGTTCGGCCGCCACGGCGTCGGCACCGGGAAGACGTTGACGATGCTGGCCGCCTCCGACCTTGGCGCGTCACCGGGTTCGCCCAGAGGATTGAGGCCGCCGACCACCATCTGGTGAAAGTATGAGGGCTGCTCCTCGTCACGTGTCGTCGGCCGCCCCGATTCGATGCGGTCCAGGATCTCCTTCTTGCGCGGATGGTCCTGCAGGATCGATCGCAGCCGCGACATCGTCGGATAGGTGACGTGGCAGAACGCTTCCTGCTCGTCGAGATCGAGAATGGTCTCGCCCAGCACGCCGAAATTCTGCGGGTGCACGCTGGCGATCTTGAAGCCTTCATCGTGCGGGAAGTGCTTGAGCAGCTGGCAGCCGTTGACCATCGACCACGTCACCGCCTCGGCAAAGGTGATGTCAGAATCGGTGGAGCGGAAATCGGCCGAGAGTTTTTCCGAGACCAGCTGGGCGCGTTCGAGCACGTTGGCATCTTCGCCGGTATCGAAAATCACCTGGAAGCGCACATCGGTCGGCTGCATCAGGAAGCCGCTCAGCTTGTCGATGAACGGCTTGGTCTTGTTGTAGATCGCGGCGCGTGAATCGTAGGTCCCCGAGTAATAATAAGAAGCTGCGCGCGTATAGACCATCGCGCGTTCTTCCACCGAGGCCATGCACTCGTCGATGACCTCCTTGACCCACAGTTCGAGGTCACCGTCCTTGTTTGAATCCGGAATCTTCAGCACGCCACTTCAGCTCCCGATGGATTGCACTGATGACGGTGGCGACGTTGGGCGAGTCCATCCAGCGCCACAGGAATTTCTCGTAGTCGATCAGTTCCTTGTTCGACATTTTCGTCAAGGGCGTCTTGTCCATGTCGAGATAGATCAGCCTACCCTTGTAGACGACCGGCATCTTGCAGCTACCAAACACGCATGGCCCGTTTTTTCGAGTTGGCGATCAGGTCGGGTTCTGCTCCGGACTTCAGGTTGGCCTGCAGGATGTCGAGGCCGCTGCCGTGCTTGAGCCGGGTCTCGCGGCCATGCACCATCGCCTGCTGCAGGGTCTCGCCGGCGGCCTGCCAGCTCGATTGCGGGATCGCGGCCATCGAGGTCGCATCCTTGTAGCGCACCTGAGGTACGCTGGCGTGCTTATCCCGTTGCATGTCGGCGACGTGATAATCCTTGGCAGCGATGTCCTCCACGATGGCGTGGGCCTTGGCCGCTGGCGTGCCGCCGATCCCGAACGGCTTGAATTCCTGCGCCATGGGACGCGCCGCGCATTCTGGACAGGGAGGTGGCGGCGCGTCCCACTCATCGGCCGGGAGTGCCAGTTCCAGCCGGTGATTGCATTCTTCACATTGAAATGTCCGAAGGATCACGATTGGTCTTCCACGTTTTCAGATGTCGGATGCGGTTTATACCGGATTGATTGACGCCGAATTTTTTACTTAGAGTACGCTGACTTTCGCTCGAAGATCGTATGTAGGCGACATCATTCTCAGTCAGTTTTGCCAGAGGGTGCGCCTCTCCGTAGCAATGCCTTTTTTTGACATGAGCGTCCATGACGTTATCAGCCATCGAGCCTAGAAACAGGTGATCGGGGTTTACACAGAGAGGTGTATCGCATTTGTGGCACACGACCATGCCCTTGGAGATGAGATCCTTGAAGGCAATGTACGAGAGACGTGGGGCAAGCCGTGTTCCATCCCTCTTGCGGCCAATTCCGTAACCAGTGTTATTGACCGGTCCTAACCACAGCCAGCAACCACTGTTTGGTTCGGGTTGGCTATAGTGCAAGATGTAGCTCCTATCGCTCAGTCCGTTGGACACTCGCTTGTTTCTGTAATTTGCAATTCTTACCCAAAATGCAGTATCGCGTTTAGCCATTTCTGCTCTCCTGTAGCAGTTGTGGTTAGGTGCTATGGACGATTGGCGTCGTCCGTGGCACCGCTATTTTATACTAGAACCTCTCTTTGCGTTCGCGAGCTTTGCGGTTGATAGCGGCCATGTGTTGACTAAACGCAAAGGAAAGCATCGTGGCGGGATTAGGCGGCGGCCCCTTGCCGTTGACCGAATCCCACGACAGGTTGCGTGCCACCAGCATCGGACGCCGCCATTCGATCCAGGCATGGTGAGCCAGTACCAGGGCGGAAACCAGATCGTCGTTCTCGCCGGTGTCAGGTCCGGCGCCGATCCAGCCCTCGTCCTCGATGACGGCCTGCATCTGTGCGATCAGCTGCGGTGAGCGGATTTCCAGGCGGCGAAGCATCAACGAGTCGCGAATCTCAGAATACACCTGATGCTTGTTGTCGGTATTGGCTTTCCAGGCAATGACATTGCCGGCGCCGCCCAGCGTGTCGGGTCGCTTGTAGAGGAACCACCGCACCGCACCAATCATGTCAAGGATGTTGCCGCTCTCCGGGGAACCCTGGAGGATGCCGCGTTCTGCGAGCTGGCGCAGGTTGCGGACCTCAGGCAGCACGGCGGCCCCGACTCCGGTGACTTCCAGGTTGGCGAGGTGATCGCGATAGGCGCCGGCAAGGTGCGCCAGCACCCAGGCGAGCTGGTAGGTCAGGGGACGGTTGGTACGGAACTCGGCGACCTGCACCACGCGGTCGGAGTAGCAGCGTAGCACCTCGATGGCGTGGTCATCGCTGTCGCCGCCGCCGCCGCCGGACGGGTCGACGCCAATGCAGTAGATGCCGTTCGGAACCGGAGGCTCCCATACCTTGAGCATGGCATCTTCAGGGTCCTTGACCTGCTCGATCCGGGAGGCGAGGAAGTCCTCGTCAAAGTAGTACTTGTAACCCTTGTAGGGCGGTCCGGTAGGCGATAGTTGCTCGGAGATTTCGAGTGTCCGCTGTGCCGGAAAGAAACCAGAGCCGGAGGCGATGAAGCACTCGCGTTCGTGCCACGGGTAGTGCCGCAGCATGTATTCCTCGGCCCGGTACTCGCTCTCCCGCCGCCACCATGCCACCTGCTCCGGTTTGACGATGATGTTGTAGTTCTGCTTGACATAGCGGGCGCGCTGCAGCTCCTCGTCGGAGAGGCGTCCGTCCCAGTAGGTCTTGTAGTCGGGGTCGCTCTTGGGGATTGCGTAGGTCGGGTTGGCCCAGAACCCGATGAAGATGAACCGCATATGGCGGTCGGTCTTGGCCTGTTGACAAAAATTATAATACCAGTTGAAGCCGTTGGCGATCGACTCCCAGATGTATAGCCGGTTCGGGTTTTCGCGTGCCAGCGACGCCTTCAGGCTCTCGACGCCGGCTAGCGATTTCCACTGCCCGCATTCCGTCGCGTGAACCATGTTGAGGGCACGTGACGCTCCCAGGTCAGGATTGGAGCCCGCTGCAAGTAGATCGATGACGCTGCGATTTGCAAAGGCCATTCCAGTGCGGTTGTTCTGGACGAGCTTGTGCTCTTGGGATCGCCATTCTGGCGGCAGTGTTTCAAGCAATGAAGCGAATATTCGACGTAGACGTTCAAGGTTGTCCGTTCGATCGGCGATAATGGCACCCTGCACTCCTGGATTTGCCAGCGCCCAAAATAATTCGACGACGGAGCATACAGTGGTGATGGCGACTTGTCGGCATTTGAGCACGACGAACTCATGGACGCCCTCGTTGAGTCCCTTGGCGACCGCATCAACGACGAGCCGCTGCGAGAGCCATGGATCGACCCGGCAGCGGCCCAGTTCCTTGGTGTCGACCTCGACGGATGTCAGTAGGTCATAGATTCCCTGGCGGACAGTTGGCATCAACAACCTCGATCGATTGGTTATTGATACCGTAGATATCGCCCGATCGTCTATGCCACCGCCCGCTCATGAAGGCGGGCGACGTTGCGACGGTAGCTCTTGGCGCCAGATTGCGCAGGGTGAGGCGCAGGCGTTCATTGTCCCGCGACAGTTCCCCGATCCATCTGATGAGTTCCTTGTTATCCACGGCGGTCTCCGTTATATGAGGAGCCTCCACAACGGTTTGGATTGACATTGCCGCCAGTTGCCGCTTTCGCAGCTGGCGGTCTTTTTTCGAGCCAGTCCTTGCCGCGCGCTGCCTTGATGGCGTCCCACTTCGACTCGTGCTGGCTCATGACCACGCCGTGATGCGAAACAACCCAGTGACTGCCGCTGTAGAAGATAGCGAACTTGCCTATGAGGAGCATTTGCTTTGCTCCTCTGCCTCATAGGCGCAGGCCATCAAGTCCATGAAGTGCTGCTTGTCCATCGCCGGATGCATCAGCCCGGCGACATACTTGAGCAGCACCATCACGACGACCTCGCCGCCTGAGATTCCCGCTCTGTGGCAGGTATCGGCGGTATCGTGGATCATCTTGCTGAGACGCTGGGCGAACATCCGCTCCATGTCCTTGGTGACTTGGTCCTTGAGTTCTTTTGGTCTCATTTCAGTTCTCCTTTCGTTCCTGTTTTGTACAACTTTTTTTAGAAATTTTTTTTTGGAAAATTTTAAGTTGTATAGGGGATTTCATTGCAGCGTCCCACCTTTCGGCAGCATCCCGACAAAGCGTCCACTCGATCCGTGCGAGGTGTCGACCCACTCTAGCGGCCCGAGCCTCACCGTGCCTTCCTCGCGGATGATGCGGCGATGGGCTTGCGCCATGCCATCGTTGTAGTCCTCGGCCATGAAGGTGAGTACCTCGATCCTGTCGGGGTGCTTGGCGACACCGCCTCTCTCCATCGCCGACTTGGAGATGTCGCGTTCATCGCCCTTGTCGATGTAGGCCATCCATGCCTCGGTGATGAAGACGTAGCGGATCACCTGCTCCTCGTTGAACACCTTGCGGATCGCGCTGGCCGTCATGTCCTTGTTGGTCATATCGGTGGTGAACAGCAGGCGGCGGCCGTCCTTGGTGAAGGCATCCCACATCGGCAGGATTTCGTTCTTCACCTTGAACAGGTCGCCGCACAGACGCGACGATATCTCGATTAGGTTTTTAAGTTCGGTTTGCATGTTGGGTTCTCCGTTGTGTTAGTGCCGTGGGTCGGCCGGATTGCGTGCTTTTATGCCCCCGACAGCGGGGTGGCGGCACACGACTTCATCCGGTCTTTGTCAGCGCCCTGCGACGCCCACGCTCGCCTCAGTGAGTAAGCCGCCAATTGGGGTCACGGCATCTGCTTGATGATCATGCGCGTGATCTCGAATGGTCCTCGGCATTTGACGCCGGTCTTGCCGAGAAGAGCCTTGCCGCTCTTCAGCTCGTGGTGAGTCTGCACCATGATGTACTCCATCACGTTGCACCAGTCGCAGCATAGGTCACCATCGACGGACCATGTCTGATCCATCGGGGCCTTGCCCTCGACGCGGTAATGGTAGTGCTTCGGCAGTACGACGGGGAGGTTCATGGTTCGCACGCCTCCTCGAATCTGCCGCGATCGAAGCTGGGATTGTCGTTGATGAAGTGGTCCCCGAGCTTGGTCTTGGTTTTTTCCCAGACAGGAAGTCTGTTGCCGTAAAATTCGCGAGCGACGCTGCTCATAACAGCAGCTACGGCTTCGTAGTGCCGCTTCTGGAATCTAGGTTTCATGTAGTTCTCCACTTGGGTTTGGTTTGGTTCAGGCTGCTATTTTCCATTTGATGTTGCAGTCGCGACCGCAGGCAGCACACACGGTGTTGCCGTCGAGCACTTCCGCAATCCTCCAGTCCTGCATCTTGTCGGACCAGGCAATGAACGCTTCGGTGCGAACGTTGCTTGAGCCGCAGCGATGACAGGCCGGAATGGCTTTCATGTTTTTCAGTTCATTGAGGGATGGTGGTTTCACATCTCTCGCCTCCTTTCACTGTAAGGTAGATCTGATTGGCATAATTGTCAAGCAGAACGAATTGGCAGCTCGAATAATTGCCTAACGAAAGTCAAGGGATTATTCTTCGGGGGAATCTCAAGCAGGAGTCACGGCCATGCCGTCACCGACCGATGGGCCTACCGTTCAAGATGTGAATTACCTCAACAACGTCATGTCCGGAGGCACGACCAACAATTCCAGCCTCGGCAGCACCGTGCAGGCTTACTCAACCCCCTCGCAGTACACGGCGGCGATCCAGGCACGGCAGGCGGCCTATGCTCAGGCAGCGCAGCAGCAGGCGAATGATTGGCAAAACTATGTGAATTACATGCGTGGCGGTGGTGGGCAGCAGCAGGCGTACAATCAGAATCAGTGGTACGGCGGCACTGACAAGTACGGTAACAGTGCCGGCGGCGGTTCTACGGCAGCCAGCGACGGTGGTGGCACCACAGCAGGCGCCACGGGTGGCGGTTCCACTGGTGGCGGCGGTGGCGGCGGTGGCAGCGGTGGCGGTGGCGGCGGTGGCAGCACCCCCGGCGGCGGGTACAATGCCAATACCACTTCAGGTGTGGTCGGCAATGCGCCCTCCGGGGTTACGTCTCCAAGCGGACCGGGGCCAGCAGGCAGTGCCAACCCTAGTAGTTCCGGTTTGACCGGAAGTCTTAGTGGTACTGGCTATGCCGATGTCGGGGGACCGGCCGGAAGCGCTTATGGTGGTCAAGGTGTTGCCTATGGCGGTTTTTCGCCAGGGCAGTCCACCGGGCCTAGTACTACTGGATTCAGTGGCAGCGCCACTGATAGCAGTAGCGGCGGCAGTACTGGCGGTGGCGTTGGCGGCGGCAAATAGTCAGTGTTGCAGCCGCTGCCATTCCTCGAAGGTCAGCTTCGGTTCTGCTCCGGCATGGAACAGCCCAAGGAACAGGCCGACACCGACCGAACCGACGATGTATCCGATTGCAAGTCCAAGCCAGAACATAGGATTGCTCCATGTCAGATGATGAAGCCAACCGGCAGGCAACTAGAACCGAATCAGCCAATCGCGGCAACATCAGGTACGGATCACGCGGTGAGAACTATCGCGGCGGTTATGCCGAGGGCAGTGCCGCCGCGACTTACTATCCATGGGTCCGGCAATTCCGGAACCAAGGCCGCACATTACGGAACGTGTATCGCAACTTCCGCAATGGCAGTCGGTGATCTCGGGTAAAAGCTAAGGCCCGCTTCTCGCAGCGCCTCACCATGTCCTCAAGATCATGAACAAGGGGAGATCGTCATGGACATCAAGCCAGCTGTAGTGGATCTTTCACACTGGGATCCGGCGTTCAGCTACGACGACGTGCTGGCCGATGGATACTCAGGGTGCATCTACAAGGCTACCGAGGGCGGTAATTATACTGATCCGACCTATGTCGGCCAGCAACACGCCACCAAGGCAGCAGGATTGCTATGGGGATCCTACCACTTCGCGGACGGCAGTAGCGTATCGGCGCAAATCGACAACTTCATGAACTTCGCCTGTCCGGATCCTGACGAACTTTTCTGTCTGGATTGGGAGGACAACGGCGGCGACACCATGTCGATGGATGACGCCAGGACGTGGATTACCGGGGTCGAACAGCAACTTGGGCGCCCCGGCGAATGCGTGATCTATTCCGGCAATACCGCCAAGGAAGCGCTTGGCGACAACGTCGATTCGTTCTTTGGCGGTCGCAGGCTTTGGCTGTGCCAGTACAGCACCACGCCGACGTGGCAAAGGAGTTGGAGTGAGCCGTGGCTTTGGCAATTCACGGACGGGCAGTCCGGACCATCGCCGCATTCCGTCAATGGTGTCGGGCATTGCGATATCAACTCCTACCAGGAGTCCGCCGAGCAACTTGCCGCAGAATGGGCCAGTGGCAGCTCGGGGCCATCACCGGCGCCACCGCCACCACCGCCATCGCGGCAAGTGGTCGAGGTTCTGATTGCGGCGCCAGCGGGTATCACTGTCAAGGTCAGACAGCTCAAGCTCGGTCTCGGCAGGTCGCTACACGACATCAGGAAGAGCAGACAGAAAGAGGGACAATGATGGCCGCTGCCGCTGTTGCTCTATTGGTGCTGCATTCGGTGGACGGATTGGAAATCATCGTCAATCCGTCCATGATCGTCGCGTTGCACGAGACCAAGCCTCCCGAGTCGAAGGATCGCGATCTAACCAAGGAGGTGAGGTGCGCCATCAGTCTTGATGACGGCAAGTACGCCAACGTGGTCGAGACTTGCGAGCGGGTGCGGGAAATGATTGAGCAGCTCAAGTAAGTTTAGCAACCAACGCGGACGGGTCACCTCGGCACGCCTCGCCATGGCCTTTCCTTTAATCTGCTGCTATGGGTTCTCATCAGACGCCCTGCGGTGTGGTGAGGCGCAACACCCCCGACGCCCAGCGAGGCCGGGTAGCAGTGGTCCCGGCTGGTGCGCGGATCTGATGACGGGAGGACCTGATGAACAAACTTGCGCCCATCGAGCCGGAATACATCGAGAAGATGACCGCCATTGTTAGCTCCGTTGATATGATTTTCAATGGCGAGGCCAGAGGCAA